CCCATTGCTTCACCCTGTTCCTGAATTGCCTTGGAACCTTTTTCCAGCATGGGGAAAAGCACCCCGGCATTACGGCCCATCAACGTGATGACATCGCCGTATGCTTCGCCACGGTCTTTGGCGTTCATCGTCGCATCTGCCAAGGCGTTGAAAACTTCGTCCGGGTGCATCGTCTTAAGTTGGGCCAGTGAGATTCCGAACCGGGCGAAGGCTTCCGTCTGTTCGGTACTGCCGTTGATTGCCTTCTGTTGGGCCACCACAAGCTTATTCAAGCCAAAGGCCGTGGCCTGCATATCCGTGTCATAGAGCTTGCCCACGTTCGCCACCTTCTGAATCCACTCGGCATTGATGCCCAAGCGTTCGGAAAGCGCGTTGACTTGGTGCCCGTACTCCATGGTCTTTTCGGACAGTTCGGCCAAGAACCCAACAGATGCAAATTCAGCGATGGCAGACGTAAAGCCTTCCTTCATTTCCGCCACCTGTTCACGGATGTGGTTGACGCCTTCGTCCACCGCCTCATGGTTCAGCCCAATGACGATGTCAATAATACTAGGCACGGTTCACCGCCTTCCGCTTGCGGGGTTCAGGCCGTTTACGCAAACCCAATTCGTACATGGCTTCTATCTGTTCCGCGCTGGCAATTTCAGTTGCTCCGGCCTGTTCCAAGATTGATGCGTTAAGCCAGATGGCTTCCCCCACCGGCATCGTCCAGACTTCATTACGGGCCATGGCCGTCTTTGACATCAAACTAGCGGCAATCGCCAAGGGCCACGGGGCACCAATAGCGGAGCTTTCGCCGGTCGTCTCCCACAGTTCGGGCGTGGAAAAGTAGTCATTAAAGTAAGCGTCAAACTTGGCCACCTCTAAATCGAGGTTGAGCTTTTCGGTCTGGCGCTTCCACCACAGGTTCTTGAGGACAGGCACCAAGTGCCGGTTGCTCGTGGCCCGGACGTACTCTTCCAAGGGAGTGGAACAAATGGAAACCGCTATACGAAGTTCGCCCAACGTAACGGGAAATGAACCGCCGGAATTATCTTGCACCCGGCCATAGGGCGAACCCACCAACATGAACCGCAAGATGTCTTGCAGACATAGCGGGTGCAGTTTCCGCCCTAGAACATAGTGAGGGCCGGAATGGACATGCGCTTGATAAAAGGAGTCATCCACACGGAAGTCTCCTTTTTAGCCCGGAAGGGTGAGCGTGATGGTTGGCATGAAGTTGCCCTTGATACTCCACTTTTCCACGTCCTTGTTCATCTTCTTTCGGTCAATGGAAATGATGGTGATAAGAATCTGGTCGTCACCGGTGGGGCCGTAGCCAAAGACGTCGCCGCAAACCGGGGGTGCATCCACGGACGATTTGGGGATGACTTCCAAAGTCACATCCGTCTTAAGCCCAAAGCCGGTGATTTGTATGGCTTGGTCGCCGTCGTCGCCGTCAATGATTTTCTCATCCGTCTTATCGGATGCATTGATGGACTCGGTAAGAAAACCGGTGGTGGTAATCGTGCCCCATGCAATGGGTTGGATTCCGCGAATGTTAAGGGCCATACTTATGGCTGAATGTTAGCTAGTCTCTATTAGGCCGGTGCGAGGCCGGAATTAGGGCTACAATGCACTTTAAGACGAAACTGGTCTATCCAGTGCTGTTCCACGGCTTGGCCCGTCTGTTCCTCGATCCAGAACCCGTAAATGGAATAATGCCAACCGGGCATTGCCTGCACCTCATTGGCGACAAATTGGATGCTTTCCGTATCACCGGGATTTGGCCCATAAAGTAAGGCTTCCATCTGGCCCACCAAGGCGGCTTGTGCCTTATCTGCATCGGCACCGCCGTCCGGAGAGGACATCAACAGGAAGTCCAAGTCCACTTCCCAATAACCGGAACCGGGCATAAGAAGTTCCCGCGCACCGTTGCAGGCGGCTATCACGGCAGGCAACGCGACTTCCTCAGTTGATTGACCGGTGAAAAAATTAGCGATCCCCATCGGTGTACCCGGCAACGCTTTTGACTTGGCCCATGCTAGCCATATGCCTTCACTCGTTTGACGGACGCCGTAGGCCGATGGGGTTTGGGTGATAGGCATATATTTCCTTAGCGTTTAATGGACGGTAAGTCCACCGGCTTTTGCAGCTTGTTCCACCATGTGACGGGCTTTGCCTTCCATGGATCGTGCACGCATCCGCACGGCGCTTTCCACTTGGTGGTTCTGTTGATTCTGTGAATTGGCGGCGGTGGAAAAGTTCTGGATTCGGATGCGCGGGGACGTGTTGCTTTCCAGCCTTGATGTATCCACCGAACCGAAACGATTTGAATGCCGGGAAACCCACGACGGAACCGAACCGCCCACGGCGGCTAGGCTTGGCCACCAACCCGCCTTGGCGCTGCCCACATTTTTCTGTTTTTTGGACACGTACTTTTTCCAGCCTTTTTTGTCCAGCACGAAGACACCCTTGGAACGTTGGACACGCCCGCGAGAATCACGACGACGTTCATGCAAACGCACCGGGTCAAACTCTTCCACGGTGGACGCCTTCATGGTGGGAATTCGCCGGACTACTTCCCGCATGGAGTTTACGTCCTTATTGCGGATGAGCATGGAAATTTTCTTGGACGTGAACTTGGTATCGTCCAACGGTTCCATGGCGTTCTTGATGTCACGGGCAACGGCCTTGCGTCCTTGGGCCAGTGTTTTAGGCGGGGTAAACTTGATGACCTGCTTGACTAGAAAACGGGTTTCGTCCTTCACAATAACCTTGGACTCTATTCCGAGACTCCGAAAAGCGGCCATGGCCTTATCGAAGCGAATTGAATCAATGTTAAAGGTAAAGCCGGAACCGGTTGGCATAAGTTTACCGGTTAATGTCAATCATAAATATCTCAAGGGCCATCCGCTTTTCTTCGTACCGATAGACCTTGAATGAACGCCCACGGGAATCGATCATCACCAGACCCTTGTGATAGGTGGCCATCAAGTCCTTGCTCGTTACACCCATGGGGCACGGGATCATTAGAGATATGGCGGATTTGCGCTGTTGTGCGCTTGTCGTGGTTTCAACTTCCACGGTGAGGGGTGCGGGAACGCCTACCAGTTCTTTGCCGGAGACGACGAAGACGACGCCCATATTTTCCTTGCCGGAAGCTTCCGCCATGGACTCTTCAATAAAATCTTGGTATTCGCTTTCCATAAACAAAAAGAAGGGGAGCAACCTAAGTCACTCCCCTTCCCGCATGATGTCCTGTCCGTGACTAAAACTTGAGGGCCATGTGCATCTTGAGCGTTGACATATCGGTGGTGCTGGCACCACTAACCGCCTTAGCTCGCACGTACCGGGTGCCGTTCGGCTCAATACGGGTTTGCAGAAGTGTGGGGTTCGCATTGCCCACACCACCGGCTCCGGTAATGACAAGCGTGCGGATGACTTCCACGCCACTGCCAAACGCCGGGTCATCGCTGGTCTCGATGTCGAGAGTCAACGTGCGCGTATCGGGCAACATGGTGGTGGTGAGTCCGGGGATGGAGACGCCCACTTCCACGTTGGCTTGGCGAAGACTTTTGCCCGTGGCCACAATCGCGTCCAAGTCGATAACGGCGGACGTAACGGTGGTGGATGCCCCATTGGGCAGCGCCGTGTCATTGGCAAGCAAGGCATCTTCAATCTGTAGGAATTGGCTCATAGTGATTTTTGGTTGTCTGAATTTGGGTGATGTTTAGAACGTCTCCGCATTGGAGAGAGCATCGGTGATGAGGATGGGGATGCCTTCAATGTCGCTAGGAAGCGGCACCGAGTTGGCATTCCAACCCTGACCCGTCGATACCTGCACACGCGAGTTTTTCAACTGGCGGCGGGAACGGCGGTTCATGATGAAGTAGTCAGGGAACACTTGGGCCGGGAACAGTTCCATGGCGGCTTGGCCAAGCGCATCCGTCATGCCCTTGTTGGCGTCCGTGCCGATGTTGTAAATGCGAACAACCGTTAGGATGGTGGACACGTTAAGCCCAATCCAACCGGCGAGGTTATTCATGTAAGCCGTGTATGGATTGCCGCTCGCGTCGTACGCGGTTTCAATGCGCCATTGGGGAAGAAGGGTAAGAACCGAATCACCACCAAACACAAGGTGAACATCCTTGATGCCGAGCTTGACAGCCCACACCGAGGTTAGCGCGGTGCTGCCACCGGCATTCACGGAATGGCCCGTGGCGTCATAGGCATCCACCAAACCGGGGAAGCCCTTGGCGTCACCGAGTCCGGCGGCAACCGATACGGCAGAGTTGCCATAATAGATTTGGGTGGCCACCCGGCGGGAGGTGGCGATAAGCACGCCTTCGGATTCGATGGACTGATACTCGGGAGCGCCACCCGGTTCCCAAGCGTCCGCAACCTGCTTGTCTGCGGCAATGGGGGTATCGATGATGAAGCATTCGGTCATCCGGTTTTCAAACGCGGACTTGGAACGGCGCTGGCCAGAATTCGCGGAACGGAAAGCCGCCGTGGGATACCCGGTGCGGATGATCGTGCGATACGAAGTTTTGGAAATCTGCCGGGAAGGGAACAGATTAAACTCGGGCATAACCGCGATATTTTCCTCGATCAAACCAATCGTTGTATCGTTGTCTTTGGCTTTGGCCAAATCCAGCATGGTGGGCATTCCGAAGGGCATAGTATGTTCTTTCTTTGGGGTGGGTTAAATTGGGGTTTCCGAAACTTACTTGCGTGCTCCCATGTTGGGTTGCATCGTCGCCATGGCGGCAACGGTGCGGGCACGTCCGGTCAATTCGGTTTTCTTGGTGTCGTCCGGCTTGGTGGCACCGGTCACAGGAACAACGCCGGGGGCAGCGGCACCGGTAACGGTGGCGTTCTTGGCGTCCTTCAAATCGGCTTCCGCCTTATCCGCACGGGCATTGGCAGTGGCCAAATCGGTGATGGCCTTGGTGGCGCGTTCGCCTTCCGTCTTGGCCAGCGTTTCAGCGGCGGTAAGCTTGCCTTGAATCTCCGTCGTCGCCGCCGTCTTCGCGTTTTCAATCGCGGTAGCGTGGTTCGCCACGGTGCCGTCAAGTTCCACGATTACGCGGTTAGCTTCGTCGATATTGGAGATAAAATTGCGGGGCATAAAATTTTCTTTCGGTTTAACGGGTTATACTTAATCGCGAAATGTTAGCTAGACAGTTGCCGAACCATGTAAAGAACGGATGGGACAAGCGCGTCCACCAAGCCATTTTGCACGGATTGTTTGCCGGAAAAAATCTGCCCTTGCATCGTTTCATCCGTCACGTTTTTACCCGCATACTTGTTACGGCCCTTCGCCACCGCCTTGGTGAAATCTGCATAGTTTTCGTCCACGATGGTTTGCAGCAATGCACGTTCATCGTCGGTCAATGGGCCGGTTGCACCCATCGCTTTATACTTACCGGCCTTGATGATTTGAAGATTCTCGCCATCCTGTTCCCGTTGCTTGGACAAATCCAAACGGGCCGTGAACACGCCAATGCTGCCCACCACGGAAGCGGAAGTGGCGTAGCTGGCACGAGTTTGTGAGGCGAGCCATTGCGCGGCACTGCCCTGCAATTCTTCCGTCACGGAAAAGGTTTCTTTCTTCTTGGACAAGTCCGCAATCATGGCGGCGGTTTCCGCAATGGAGTACGTCATGCCGCCGGGGGATGAGACATCAAACAAAACCTTGGTTACGTTGGGGTCGTTGTAGGCGGCTTCCACCATGTTCTGGACAGCCTCGATTGACTGTCCGCCACAAAGCTGTTCCATCATGGAAAGCTTGATCCCAATAACCCCATCAACCGGGATGACCGCAAGCGAACCACGAGTATACAACGCGCTACCGGGTTGCTTCATCGTGCCATGCGGGCCGGGCCGTGGGTTGCCGGAGTCTGCTTTAATCTCTTCTCGGGGCAACTGGAAATTGGCCATGGCCGTCTTTTCCATGACCGCACCCCGGCCTTCCATGTGGGCCACGAGAATGTCACAGATGGTGTCATGCATGGATGGCATGATGGCCCAAGGTTCCATCATTACTTTTTGAAGAATGCGGGGATAGCTCATATTATTTTTGGGCAGGTTGTGCCGGTGCGGGGGCGTTGGGTTTTGGTGCAGGTGCACCGGGAACGGGCGGCGGATGTGCCCCCGGCGGTGCTGCCACAACCTTGGGAGGTTCGGGCTTGGTGCTTTCCATCGGTTGCAGCGTGATAGGGAATCGCGTTCCGTCCGCTTTCCATGCGGCTTTGACATCGGCAGACATAGGCGGCAGGCCAAGCTCTTTGCGCCAATAATCTTCGTCGTCTGAATTGGGCGTGATGACGCCGGACTTGACCGCATTGGAATAATTCAACATCCGGTTTTCCAAGTCGGTTGCGGCTTTTTCGTCTGCCGTTGGTGCCGGTGCAGAAGTGGGAGGTGCACTGGTCGTCGCCGTCGTCTCCCCGGTTCCCTCGATACCTTCCAACGCGAGCGCGGCGGGTGAGCCGGGGTCAAGTTGAACGAGGAGTGAGAACGGAACACCGGCGGCTTTGCACTTGTCCATGGTGCGTTTGAGTTCTTCAATGCGCTTGTCCAAAACCTTGGTGGCGTTTTGGCCAAGTGAGGCATAGACATCTTCCCATGTGGTGAGACCATTCTTAAGGCGCTCGATAATCGCGGCGGAATCTTTCGACATATCCACCGTGATTTGCGCGGGTGCCTGCCAACGTGCCGCCCAAAAACGGGTGTCTTTGCATGCGGGCAATTCCTTGCGCTTCATGGCACGGGCAATGACCCACACGTAAACGCGCTGGCAAAATAGATCAATGAGAAGCGTCTGGATTTCCTCAAAGAACCATTGCGAATCTTGCAGGATGAACCGGGTATTTGCCCCACCAATTCCGGCAATGTTCCAAATGAATTCAGGTGAGACACCAAACCCGAATGCGATGTCACGCACCAAGTAATCCATGAAACCAATCCACGTGGAAGCGGGCCGGTCACTGGACAGCAAATTAAATTCTTCGTCCGTGGCGAGTTGCAGGATTGCGGCACCGCCCATGAAATTTTCAAACGCGGTAACGACTTGTTTGCCATCCTTACCCACGGTCTTCCGGCGGGAAAGGTTGCCGGAGAATCCACGCTTGCCCGCATCCGCCGTTTTCTTTTTGATGCTACCGGCCAAAGTGGAATGGAGTTTGACAGCCGCTTTTTCGAGGCTGTTCAAGTCCAGCATGTCCAAGCAGGAGTTGACGCCGGAGTATGCCCAAGGCAACCCGTGTACCATTCCGGCTCGGTCACTATCAAAGACGTGAATCATGGACTCTGCGGGGACGTCCGAATAATCCGCGAGATCATAAAGACGCACGTCCTTGTCACGACGCACCCGGTAGGTCTGTGCGCGGTTGAGTGAGTTGCACTTGATGCCTTCGCGAAATCCGTCCTTGTTCAAGTCCGGCGATTCACCTTGGGCATTCGCTACCACTTGGGATTCCACCCATTGCAGTTGCGGACGTCCGGGGATCAACTCGGGGTTGTTCGGGTCGTTGGGGTCTGGCGCATCCGCACCGGCGGTTTGGATGGCAAAGAATTCCCCATCTTTCAACATGGACTTGACGGCCTGCTTTTGCATGGCCCAAAAAGTTTTCTTGCCCTGCACATCGCACAGAATGGCGTTGCTTGCCCAATCATCAAAATACTGTTGAGCCAATGCGTTCCACGCAAGATCGGTGGTTTCAGGAATGGGCGTGATACCATCGCCCACCGAGTACCGGGCCACGCCGTTTACCAGACGACGAAGCAACCCGAGATTATTAAACAACCACCGGGATTTTTTTAGAATCTCCATGCGGTTCTGGTAGTACAACTCACGGCGTGAATCCGTGGGCATGAACACCGTTGACGTGCGCGTCTGACTGTCACCGGCTCCGGCAAAAAACATGCCCGCGGTGCCCAATCCATTGTTGGTGAAACTGTGGCCCGGCGGAAATGCGTCCGCCTTGATGCCGAGTTCGGAATAGAGACGTGTAAGGAAGCTCATAAAATTCTAATGGGGAATGTCGCGCCAGTGGG